TGATGTTTGGGATCACGTTTCTTGGCAGTTATGTGCTGGTTCTAGCTATGACAATCAGCGGTCAAGGCGATCCAGATGCAGTCACTAAGGTAATGGAACAATTTAGCATCAATTACGCGATGCTGATCATTCTGGGCTTTTATTTTGGCGGTGGCGTTGTCGAGAGTTTCCAGCAACGTCCGAAGAAATAGGCAAGGCGGCTATTCCAGCCGCCATACCCGCCAACCATTGCCATCCATTTTGCGCGTGGTGTATTTTAAGCCGCGATAACGCAAGGCATCACGCAATGACATTGCCTGTTCATAAGTTTCGCAAAGCACACTGTCGCCGATTTCCATTTCATTGATAATTTCAATCTTGCTACGACCCGCTGGTGGCACTGGTATGTTCTTTTCGATTTGCATTTAAAATATCCAATCTTTCCCGAAAGCATCCAAGATGCAGAATTTGTTTTGCGCCATCCACGATCCAATCGGGATCGCTGAAGCGCAGGGTCTTGTCGCACCATACGCACCGACCTTGTGCATTTGAGGCCGGTGCATAGGTTGGTGTCTTTTTAGAACGGGATCGCATCTGCTAAAGGCTGCATTTCTGCGGGTGCGGCGTCCTGTTCTTTCGGTGGCATCGGATCGCTGATCGAAGCTGACATATATTTATTGCCCGCTGCGCTTTCGCGTATCCACAACGCAATACGCTTTTCAACGCCATCTACGTTGATCTTGCCAGTATAGTCTGGCTGGTTTTCGGCGGTCTTGTCGTTGTTCTTAAAGATCGCGCCGCGATTGGTGTTGTCATATTCAGTCATTAAGCTAATTCCTCTTTCCGTTTTGAAAACATTGCAATTTGGTCATCTGGTGCTTTTATGCCGCTTGCACCATAAAGCGTTGTGTAAAGCGCGTTCACATCACGCACACTTGCACAGGCATCTAATTTTTCAGCTAGAACATTGTTGGAGGCGAGGCCAGCCGCCGGAGTGGATGCAGCGACTGGCCTCTTTGGTTTAGGCTGCGGACGGGAGGGAACCGCGCCAGAACCAGATGCTAAGTTACCATCATCATCATCCGCATTCAATCCGAACATCGTCATTAAAGATGCGCGGCGTAAATATGTCACGCAACTGATGTATGATTGTGGCGTGTTCTTTTCTGGCCGCACTGGTATTGCGCTGGTAAACTGTTCGCCAGTTTCAACGTGCGCCACAACCGTCACAATGCAGTCGTCACTAAAGAACTGTTGGAACGATAAGCCAAAGTCAGCGATGCCGTTCAGCGCAGTCAACACATCGCCCAGCGTGCTATATTGGCTCTTAAACATCGGGTTTTTGCCAGACTTGCCAACTGTTGCCGCCTTGCGGAAATCGTTAAGCGCACTATTTAATTTCATATCTTCCATAGGTCTTTTGCCCTTTCAAGCCATTCGGTTTTCATTTTCCACTGATACATATGACCCCAGTCTGGGTCGGTAATTGATGCCAGCACTTTCGGATCGGTGCTGACGGTCAACAGGTTTTGCCGGATCAATGCTTTTTGGCGCATTTCATCAAGCGCGTGATTGATGCCGTCAGCTTGCAATTCCTCGCAATTATATGCGTTGAATATAACGGCATCGTGTTCGGCAACGTAAATGATTGACGGCGTAACGCGCAAAGCGTGCCAGTAAATTGCCGCTTGGCATATATGTGCAAATTCCGGCTTTTTAGGCAGTGTCGCCTTTGCCCAGCCCTGCGACCCATCTTTCAACAGCTTTGTTTTACGCGGTGCTTTGGTTTTCATCTCCGCAAACATTGATCCCTCAACAAGCAGATCGACAAATCCCAAGATCGGCACGTTCACATTATCCAACCAACATTCAATGCGTTCTTCATCAATCGCGCCGGTGAACCCATTTTCCACACAAATATTCACGCCCTGATGAACCATTGCCGGTATACATTCACGAAACTTCACACGCAGCACATCATCTTCATCGGCTGGATGGAAATCGAACGCGATTATTGCAGCTTCAATGGCTTCATCTATGTCGATGCCGTGGCACACAATAGATTGGATTGCCGTATGCACGCTAGTGCCGATAGCAGCACGTTCACCAACGCCGATTTGTTGCCGCTGGTCTTTTGTTAGATGCAAATAATCGAATATCCACTTGGCCGGTGAGCGTAATAGCTGGCTGGCCGATAAATGGCTAAACCCTGCGGTTTTCCAAAGTTCACTGATTTCCCGTTTTTTCATAGCAACACCCTAGCGCAGATCGTTCCCATTTTGCAACAGCTATTTTTTTGCTTTACAGATTAGGGGCTGATGGGCAATGCTAGGCAAAATTGAACGGGGGCAGATATGTCTGGATCAAAATCAAGAAACAAAGGTCGCGGCTATGAATATGAAATAGCCAAAGAACTTTATGACCATCTTGGATTGCATTTTGTGCGGGAACTGGATCAGACGCGGCAAGCGCATCTTGGCGATCTGGTGACGACTGATTGCGACTTTCCGCTGGTGATTGAATGCAAAAGATACAAATCCGGCGTGTCCGGTGAATGGTGGTCACAGGTATGCACTGCCGCTGCGGTCGCTGAAAAACTGCCAGTGCTGTTTTATCGGCTGGACAGGATGAAAACCCGCGTGCGATTGCCAGTGGCGGCTTTGGTCGGGCTTGCTGGCTATTCGGCAAACCAAGATATCGCAGAACAATATGATTGGCGATATGCTGTTGAAACTGATCTTGACACTGCAATGATGATAATTCGGGAGATGCTTGCAAATGGGGCGTAATATGGACACCGTGGGCGACCGCGAATATGTGATGATCTCCAGTGAAACTTGGATTGACGTTAAAGATTTGACGGTCGAAATTTTCAAAAGCAAAACTGGCGTTGAGGTGCGTGTATTGCCGCGCAATTCCGATAATGGCGTTGAGCCATTGGGCGTGATCCGCGCTGATTTTATTTCGCACACCAAAAGCCGTGAAAACGTCATACCGTTTTTTCCAAGGGGCTATTTCAATGATCCAAAAGGTTAAGTAATGGAAACTGAACATAATCTGAAAATGGAATTGCTGACTATTAGTGACATTGGCACAGCTTGGAAATGCGAACCGGTAAAACTGCCACAGTATTGTCAGCTTGATTTTGCCCTAACTAGGCAAGGCAAGATTGAAGCATTTGCCGAAGTCAAGTGCCGGACATTTCCCCGTGATAGGTTTAAAACGTCACTGATCCATTTGCACAAAATGATGTATGCGCGGCAAGTTGCGTTTGAAACCGGCATACCGACTTTTTTGATTGTGCGGTGGACTGATTATATTGGGGCTTGCAGTTTCAAGGTGGATTTTGCCACGACCATCGGTGGCAGACGGGATCGCGGGATTGAGCGTGATTATGGGTTGATGGCCGAAGTGCCAATAAGCGAATTTCATATGGTAAGGGAATTAAATGAAACGATCTGAAGCACTGGAAAAGGTGCAGCTAATATTGAGCGAACGCGGTGCATCCTATGGCGACCTACGCAAGAACTGGACGCAAACAAGCCAGATGATGAGTATGGTGGTCGGCAAAGATGTAACGCCGGAGCAGTTTGGCGCGATGATGATCGCAATGAAGCTGTCACGGCTGGCAAACAGCGAATGCAGCCACGCCGACAGTCTATTGGATATTATCGGTTATGCGGCTTTAACTTTGGAGATTTTGCACGATGAGCATTAAAGCACTGGATTGGGCGATGGATGCCCCTGTTCAAGACCCGCTGGCAAAACTGGTGCTGATTGTGGTTGCGAACCATCACAATGATGCAAGGGGCGTTGCTTGGCCGTCTGTCGGTCATATCTGCCACGTTACCGGCGCAGCGGAACGCACTGTTCGGGCGAAGCTGAAAAAGCTTGAAGATGGCGGCTTTCTGATCCGAAATCATCGGTCGGGAAGGTCAACAGAGTATACCCCTGCATATCTCGCACCCCTGCACCAGATGCAGGACACCCCTGCACCAGATGCACCCATAACCATTAAAGAACCGTTAAAAAGAAATAACGGAAAAATTAAAGTTGTTGATTGGGAACCTAATGAAGCTGATCGTCAATTTGCTCAAAGCAAAGGTCTGGATGCCGCTGACGTATTAGAGGCAATCCGCTTGTGGGATAAACAGAACGGCAATAAAGCCGCATATGTCGATCTGACAGCCTTTTGGCAGAACTGGTGCATAAGAGACA